ATAATCTCCTTCTCTCAATACAAGCTTTATGTATTTTATAAAGGATTGCACCCAGCTTGTAACCATCCCGATAGCTTCTGCAACTACTTTTACAAGATTTTTTATAATCTCTACATCACCACCAAACCTTTCTTTCATTCTTTGTCCAAAAAGAACAATACCATTCCAAAATATCTCCCATAATCTTCCTAAAAACTCGGGAATTCTCTTAAACTGTGCCTCTAATTTAAACAATAAACCGAAAACAAAGTTAATAACTTTATTTCCTATGTTTTCTACAATATCCCAGAATTTAAACCATGCTTCATCCAACCAATGAAAACCTTTTACTACAGCAGCAATACATTCATCCCAATTTTTTATTAAAAGATATATCAAACCTACTATAATACCAATAGCAGCTATAACCAGTATTATTTTAGCGGATATCAACAGTAAAGCTCCCAAGCTTAAACCCATTGACACAGCAAGCATACTAAATCCACCAGCAGCCATCATTGCTATTCCGCCCAAAGTCAACAAAATACCAATACTACCGATAGCTATTCCTATAAACTCCTTCAATCCTTTAGGCATAGCACTAAAAGCATCAGCAATATTTCGTGCAGCTGTGCCTAATTCAGTAATAACAGGCAAAAATGGCTCAGATATGCTCATTGCTACTTCGGTTAGAGATGATTTTAAAAGATCTATCTGTCCTACTAACGTCTGTAACTGCATCTCAGCTACATTTTTTGCTGTACCACCAGCATTTTTTAATTTTGTTTCGAGTTCTTCTATAGCATCGTAGGCATACTTACCTTTCTCGTCCATACTCATCAAAGCAATTACTGCTGGACCAGCCTGCTGACCAAATAACTCCATAGCATCGGCAGAGTCAAAACCTTTTTCTGCTAATAATCTAAAAATTTCGGGCAATCCTTTTGTTTTAATATCGACATCTTCGATTTTTAATCCTAATTGTCTTAATTTATCAGCCAACTTATCAGATGGCGTCATTAACGTACTAAAAACTCTTCTCAAAGCCGTTCCTGCCATAGAGGCTTCGTAGCCTCTATCGTAAAGAGTTCCAAGAATTGCCGACATACCTTCAATGCTTACACCAGCTGCTTTTGCTACAGCACCTACATACGGAAGCGATACGCCAAATTTTTCCATTGTAGCAGCCGAAGAACCTATTGTTTTCGCAAAAACATCTGCTATTCTTTCTTGATCTTTCATTTCTAATCCGAACATTTTCATTGTAGCAGTCATTATTTCTGTCGTTCCGGCTAAATCATACTGAGTAGCGGCAGCAAGATTCATAATAGGCAAGAGGTCATCTAAACTCGCTGCTGCTACATCTACTCCTTTACTTGCTAAATCATACATAGCATCAGCTGCTTCTTTTGCTGAAAATTTGGTTTTAATTCCTATCTGTCTTCCAAGTTGAGCCATCTTCTTGCGTGCTTTCTCAAATTCTTCACCGGTCTTGCCTGTAACAGAAGCTGCATTCGTGATAGCTTGTTCAAACGTAGCTGCTTGTTTTACAGCATACGCCAAACCGCCAGTAATCGCTAAGCCTGCTCCGGTAGCAATAGTCCCAATTTTTGTAAGATTTCGTGATACATTATTTAATTTACCAGACATTTCATCACGAAATCTCATTATAATATCTATGGTTCTTGTATCTGGCATATTATTTTATCTACGTTTTGCCTTATTTAATGCTTCTTTCTCTTTTTTTCTTTCTATATTTATAATTTGTATAAAATCCATAATAACCTCTAATGGCTGTTCGTAGAGTTCGTTAATAGTCCAACCAAAAGTCTTACACAGCTCGTATTCCACAAGCCTTATATCAGACTCATAACCTCCTATTGCTCTCCAAAGTTCTACTCTTCTTTTTTTTTAGTCTCTAAATCTGGTACTATAGATGTCACTTCTTTGGTCAGAATTGCAACGTCTTGAATGTCTAACTTTTTTATATTTTCCATATTAACAGGCAGCTTATTACCATCCTTATCTGTCAAATTCCAATCTTTTATAATCTTTTCTAACATAACTATTCCTCTTTCTATATCGTTATTAGCAGTTTCAACTCCCACAAAATCACCAAACTTCAGGCTTGTATATATTTCAACCTCACCACCTTTAATAGTCTTTAAGGCAACTTTTTTAGTTTGACGAGTATCGTTTAAAACTGGCATATTAGTAAGAAGATTTACGGTTTCTTACAACAATATCGATGGTCTTACTTTCACCTGAATCATATTCACCAACAAAAGTAATACCTTCAGTAGCAAGGTCATCGATAGGTAAGTCTGGTGCGTAATCTTCGTATCTTAACTTAGCTATTCTAATTTTAATAAATTCATTCATACCTCCACCTATACCATTACCAGTAAACGTTACAACCATCGCTCTCTTGGTCAGATTTCTGAATATGTCTCTGTGGGTCGTATCTTCGAAGTTTAAGGCAAACTCTCCGCTAACTTTAAAATTCTTTACCACAATACTGTCAACATCATTATTCCCAACAACATAAACAGGTTCTGCGTTATTCTCAATAGTTAATCTGAAGCTCTTTAACTTATATGTTGTTGGACTATTTTCTGCATCTGTAATACTTGACCCCATTTTAACTTCCGCATCTTTAAAAGTAAACAACGTTCCAGAGGTAGTCACCAACGTTCCAGAAGTAGTAGCGACAGGCATTCTTGATATAATATCAGCATTAACCTCCGCCATACCATCTTCAAATGACAGCTCGAGAGAATTCACAACAGCATAATGAAACAACTGTCTATCTATTCCAGCTCTATCAACAGTGTATGAGTATAAACCTCATCACCTTCTGGGTTTGGAGTTCCAAAATCGCCTAAAGCCAAGCCAAGCAAGTATGGAGCTAAATTCGGGTCAAGATTAACTCTTAAAGTACCTCCTCCTGACTTTTTGCCTTCTCTTGAATTCTCACCCTGTTCGTCACGAATACCTCTCGCTGCCAATTCTGGTATGGGTTCGTGTTTTTCTGCTAAACTACATTCTAAAAATGGTAAATAATCTGCTGGTGAAGTAGGATCTCCGGCACTCGCCTCCAGAGCTATACCTACCCAAGCTATTCTTCCTGCTTTGACACTCATAAAATTATTTCTTTCTCCTTATTTTGGAAGTAAAAACTATTTTTCTTTCAGGTTTTACTTCCTCGAAATAAGGAGTAGATAACAAATCTAAAGCCAATTTATCAGGCAATGCTTTTACCTCACCTGTCGACCATTTTTTTTCAGGTGAGACTGTATTACAATTTTGTATACATCTTACTTTTATCATAAATTATTGCGTGATATTAACCGCTGCCTCTACAGCAAGAGTAATATCAAGCACTAATTGCGTATTATTTTCTATATATCCCCAATCGACCATAATGGGAATAGTTCTAATTACACCAGCCACATCTAGATCATTATTGTTATCAAATGCTCCTAAAATTTCATCTTCTCTTTCTCTTGCTACTCTTTCGGCTTTTTCGGGACCAAAATCTTCAGCCATTTTTTCTTGAACCAATCTTATATTATAGAAATACGTTCTTCTATCTCGTTGATTATCTAAAACTTCACTTTCTGTTTTAGAGCTTGTAATACTCACAGCTGGAAAACCATCAGGTTGAGTATTTGGGTATTTATAAATCCTTCGAGTTCCATCACTACCCTTTAAACAATCTAAGCTATTTAAAATGTTGAAAATTCCTTTAAAAATTGCATCTCTCATACTTTTCTCAAAATAGTTGTATTTATGGCATAATCTATTGCTTCCTTTATAATCTTAATTACCTTTTCCTTGCTTTTTTCTAAAGCTGGTGCCATAAACGGATGCGGTTTTGTTCCTTTTTTAGATATAGACCTTGCTATTAAATAAGGATTTAAACCACGCTTCTTTGCCCACTTGCTTAAAGCACCTACTGGTGGAAAATGTGGCTTCGTCCCAAGCTCTACATAAACCCCATACTTTTCTTTAGGCGATACTACACCAACGACATCAAATCCTGTACCTTTAACATCTGAAACAATCGATTGTCTTAATCTACCAGTATCTACTGGAACAAGCTCTCGTGCCTTTGTTTTTACTGCTCCAGTGCTAACAGTCATTCCTTTCTTAACCTGCTCCTTTGCTTTCTTCGGAAATTTATTTACATCTATTTTAAACTCCTTCAGTTCGTTTAAATCTAATACATAAGACATACTTATTCGTTAGGTCTCAAGAGCAACAACTCGAAATGTCTGCCAGCAGGACCATTCCATTCTTCTACTCCTATAATTTTTAACCTCATACCTGAAACTGTCGCAGTTCCCGATGTAATCATAATCATATTTTCTTTAATTCCTGACCGTGTAGTAAATCCTCAGCTGTATATTCTGGTCCAGCAGGCTGTATATTAACTTTCAAGTTAGGTATAAACTCAATATAGCCCTCTTTATCGGCATCAGAAGCATCTGGATCTAATTTTCGAATTGAAGCATCTTGAGAATAAACTATCATAATTAAGGCACTCTGCGGACATATCTATCAAGAATTCTTTCTGCATCTTTTACTAAATCTGATTTTCCTTTATTACTTTCAAAACTCATAGAAATTCCTCCTTGAGAAAGACTTCGTAAGCCCGCAGGGTTATTTTTTCTCATAAAAATATCTTTAGTAATCAAATTACAAGCATCCTTTAAATCCTCTGGTATCGTATCGTATCCAGCTGTATAAGTAATTCTTACGAAGAAAGTCTTTTGCCTCAGGTCATAAAAATTTCTTATACTTACTTTTCCTGTCAATTGTATTTCTTGATACGGGTATAAAATATAGTGTCTTGGCTCAGGAATATCATACATTGCATTTCCGTTGCCATCTGTTAAATCAAGGCTTGACTCATAAGAACCTAATTTTAACTTTATTGCTGATATGCTAACGATAGGAATTTTACGGGGGAATATAAGCAAATCCCCATCAGAAGAAACAGCAGCGGTTTCAATTTGTTCGTCGCTTAAAGTTTCAATCTTCAAAGAATATCCTAAATAAGTATCAATTCGTTTAGAAGCACGTTTAATCATTCCAGAAATAGTTGTATCGGCATATTGCCCGAAATCTATCTCCGGGTTCCAATCTTTAAATTCTTCTACGGTTATATAATTTGCTTCATTCATTTTATTGAGTTATTATTATTCTTCTGGCAGCTGCTGGCTCATAAGTAATCTCAAGGTAAGGAGGAGAACCTGTGTATCCAGAACGAGGTTCAAATTTTCCACCCCGATAGTCACCCCCACTCTCGGAATCAATTTTAAATAACAGATGAACATTGTCTTCCCAATCCAATGTTAATGGATTATCTGCTCCTGCTCCCATTAAAACCCAACTTTTCCATCCAGTTCCTGTTAAAGAATGGGAATCAATTATTGTTTCATCGTAATCTCCACCAGCAGAACTCCAATTATTTGAACCATCATATGTATTCCAAGTAGCAGTTGTTTCTCCCCAGTCAGTATGCCCAGTTAATTCGTGAACATTAATTCCAGCAGCCGATTTATACAATAC